CAGTACGCAGATTATCAGTATGTCCGCCTGGCGCTTGTTACCGCCGGGTCAATGTCCGCCTGCGAAGTGGCTGCAATGGCGATCCTTCAGCCACGCTACATGGGCAAGCAGGTCGTAAGCTCGACCTAAAATCAACGCCTAACCAACCGACTCCGGGGGAGAGATCCCCCGGAGGCTACAGGAGACAGGAGAAATAAATTATGTCACGCACGGGTTTGTATGTTCGTAAGCAGCCAGGCGGGGTATTCGATATCACCGATATCCAGAATCACCCTGGCAACGTTTTCTTTGTCCATTCAGGGACCGGCACGGACGGCGCGGGCTATGGTCAAAACCCTGATGCCCCAACCGCTACCCTGGATTATGCCATTGGGTTATGCACAGCCAGTAAGGGCGATGTGATCTACGTCCTGCCTGGGCACGCGGAATCGTTTGCTGCAACCGAAGGGTTTGACGCAGATATGGCAGGCATCAAGATCATCGGATTGGGCTGGGGAAATAACCGCCCAACCTTCAAAGACGAAACATTCCCCCGCATCGTTAAACAATGAAGCCTCATTTTTTTGGTATGGTATGTTTGAATCGTTACCGATGATACCCAACCCCTCAAACGTTCTAATGTTCTTTGCTGTTCTTGGAATCGAAAAACTATTAGTATAATTCGTTTGCCTTGTCGAAAGACTGTTAATGTCGTTAACTTGTTTAGTCTGGGTAAGTTTCCCGTCATTCTTTAATTCTATTTCCTGACCTAATATAAACAGCCTCATAGTTTACGGGTGTTACGTTGTGGTAATTCAAAAGTAAAGTTCATTTTGTTTTGCACGTTCTTAGCGTTTTTAATTCTAAAGTCTGAGCTATTTAAAGATATTTCTAACCAATCATTCCAACTTGCTTTGGCAAATGGTTGCCCCGTAAACAAATAAATTTTAGGACTGTCAATAATTCCCGATAATAATAAATTTTCATCTTCGCTAAGGATATCACTTGAAACATTTAACACATCGTTAGAAGTTTTACCCATCTGAATTGCAGGGCTAATGGTGTCTGTAAAGTTTTCCGTATCATTTTCTAATTCTCCTAAATCCTTTGTTCTACGGTTTCGGTTTCCGTTGTTGAAAAACCAATAATTATAGCCTCCTAAATCGTTTACCCATTTAACATAGTGACCGTTGCAACCATCGTTAATCTTTTCCAAAGTGGCATAATAGTCTAAACTATTAGAAGTTAATTTAAGACTGTTTAAACCATCAACTAAAGCGAGTACGTTCTCTATTGTCGTTGTGGTATTTCCATCACTTAAACATAGCCTATTTACTTTGTTGGTGGTTGCAAAGGTGTAATCTAATAAGTTTGATAAGTTGGTTACTTTTAATTCAGTAGTAACGCCCGTGTAAATGGTAATGTCAAAAGGGTATCCTTCCCAATGTTTCAGATAACAACTATTATTAGTTGCTTTTGCGAATGGGGATAGTATAACAGGGTTCGTTAAACTTGAATTAATAGGATATTTTATCTTATAATCATCTAATTGCAGCAAAGATGATAGTGCTTTTATGTTTCTGGTCGCACTTTGTACGCTTAAATCCGACAAAGTAACGGCAAAAACTACATCTGTATTGAGATATATTTTGTTTGTCCAATCATAAATGTAACCATCTGTTAAAATATCAGTATCTAAATCGTCTTTGAAGTTGTCCACGTTTATAATTGACGTTATCCATTCTTTGAAGTTGAAGTAAAACGAACCGTTCGGGTGTGGGTACAATGTTTTAACGCTTGTACCTATTGTAATAGTAGCCTTTTTTGGCACTAAAACTGAATCAGATTTAAAGTAAACTACGTTATTAACGTAAGCCATTAATAATTTATCCGTTGCTATGTCTGTTGTAAATGTTACTGCCATTATGCTGCTTCTAATTCGTTAATTAATATCACTAATTCCGTTGTAAATTGTACCATCATAACCGCGCCTACTTCGTCAATGATGCTTTGTATTCGCATATCGGTTACTATTTCGCTAATCAGTTCCACACCTCCGTGTCGTTCCCTTTTCCATCCCTCGTTAGCTATTTTACGTGCGATTAAGAACGCTAAAGATGAAAGGCTTATATCTTGCAATACTGAATTAAATACACCTTTATCGATAATCCATTGCTTTATAGCTTGGATAGGCGGGAATTGTCCTGCTTGCCTTCCCGATTCTAATTGTTGTGAGTATTCCTCACCTATTAATTTAACCGTGTTTTCGTTTGCGATTACTTCTAAACTATTCGCCCACTTTCCCGATGCCCTCATTCCTTTTTCGTCGTACGCTTTTATCAGGTCGGCTTTTAATAGCTCGAATTGTTCTGATAAAATAGCCTGATTACTCACGTTAAAGTAAACGTTATAGAACCAATTAACCCATCGAAATTAACATCTTTAACGTTTGTAACATCTACATAATCAAATTTAACATCGTAACCGTCGCACGAAAGGTCTCTAACTATTCCATTCATTACCTCGATTAACGGCTCGATGTTTAGCGTAAATTTACTTTGTGTATTTCCTGTATTCATTTCATTAAAATAAGGCATATTCATTGTAGATGTAACAGCTAAACAGTAAGTAGTAGTAGATACTATCTTGTTTATTTTACCGTAAGCATTTACATCAGGTCTCCTTATTATTGGATCGCAAAAGAAATGTACTTTTTTACTTTGCAATATATCAGCACTCCTAAAAAGGTTTTGTATTCCTTTTGTACCAACTATAAACGGCATATCTTTTGAAATAAAATAATTATCTAAATACCTTTGTATGTCCATTATTTGCTTTTGCTTTTAAGTTTTGAATATGAATTGTTCACTTCGTTTTTTTCTTTGTGTAATACCAATAAAGTAAGTATTTCGTTATAGGGTTTGTTCTGTAAATCGTATGGGTAAATATGGTAAATCTCTCCCAACTGAACTAAAGGCATAAGGTTTGAAAACTTATCTAGCTTTTTCCCTCCTGCCATTTCCCACAATCCAGAATCAGCATCAATTGACTGCAATAGTTTTGTTTCCCGTTCTTGTAATTCTTTGAACGTTTTTACTAAATAGTTTTGAGCCGAATAATATTCATCAATTGCGGCTTCAAAAAACAAATCAGGATTAACATTAAACGATAAACAAAACAAATCTTTTGCCGTGTTCCAATCTTGTATGGATTTCATCAAGTGTAGACAGCTACGAACGTCTTTATACGTCAATTTATTAAAATCTATCTTCCCACCCGCAAATAAATTACAAGGCTTTAAATGCCGCAAAACAGCGTCGTACTGAATAGTATCAGTAAGTTTGGAATACTCTAATAGATTTATTCTATCCATATCTACAAAGGTATAGAAAAAAACAATACAATTAATATATTAACGTAACTATTTTTAGATTGTTATTCTGGTAGTGTAGGTTTTTTGCATTTCAAAAAAGTAACGCATCATAATACTATCCCACTCATCAGGCGAACGTCCTATTAATTCCTTAACCTTGTCTTTAGATATAACGCCCTGCTTCCCGTCTTTGTCGATATCTTTCATTTTTACCTGCTCCATTTCTTCGCTCGTGATTTCCTTAACATTGGAATCATTGCAGATTTCCCCCGCTTCTTTGTTTGATATTTTCAAAGCCATTTTAATAGAGCATTGGCTTTTTAGATTGTCGTAGTTTTCATCATTCAAAGCCTTAGAATTATTAACAAATCCTTTGCATTTTAAGAAGTCAATAACACCGCCACCTACTCCATCTTCATCAGCAATTACATTTGATAATGGAACACTAAATTTAATTTGCAATTCCTTTGCTTTTTTAACTACCGTATCTAAACCGCTTTTATCAATTGAAAATCTGTAAATACATAACCAACCGTGCCACACCCTGTAAACAGTTTTGTCTTTACCTTTACGGGCAACATCGATTGTAATATACTTTTGTCCTATCGGTAAAATATGTATAGGATTAAAATAATCTGTAATGCTATCCTGATTTATAAGTGTTGCCGGATCATCGTCATACTCCCAATTACCATAATAAAGCCGTTCTTTACTGTTTTTGTCCAACCTAAGTAACGATTGAAGATAAGACGGGTGTAGGTGCGGATTGTCTTTTGGTAGCGCCTTAATAAACCTCCTATAAGATTCTAAATTACCGTCTCGATTAGGCTTGTAAAATTCTTTGTAAGTCCAATTCTTTGCCGGGTTGCAAGTGCCTAACATTTTAGGAATAAGATTGTATTCTTTTAATTTGTAACGAATACGGGATTTAACTATTTGCCACGCCTTGTAAGTGATTTGGTTGCACTCATCAACAAACGCCCCTGTTATTTCCAACGAACCTAAATTGTCAAAGTTTGGATCACTTGGATATAAAAACAAATCCTTTAGTATTATTTCGCTTCCATTATTCCACGTTATAATATTTGAACTGGCATTAAACATAAATTGACCTCCCAAATCTAATTGAGAAGCCAAGTCAAAAAAAGTGTTTAATGTAGTTTCTTTAAGTGATTTTAATTTAGACCTACCCATTAACCATCTAGTTTTTGGATATTGTTGGCACATTGATATTAACCAAAGAACACCAAAAGCAGACTTACCACCTCCGGCAGCACCGCCATATAAAACCTCCTCTGTGATTGAATCATTAAGAAAGTAAGTGGCGTGTTCTTGTTTAATCAGTAACTTCATCTGGTTTGATTCCGTTACCTAAATTAATGATGTTTGTTTGTATCTTTTCCCCCCCACTCGTTATGTCGGTAGTTGATTTAGGTAATGAGAAAAAGAACTTAAAGAATAATTCAACCGCCCATCTTTCGCCTGCCTTAATTGCTTTTTCCAATTGGCTTATTGCTTCCGGTAAATGAGGTTTTAGGTTCTCATAGGTGTCCTGTATTTCTGTTTTAGTTAATAATCGCTTATCATCTTCCCGTACCGCTTTTGTGCTGTTACCCCCGTTGTTTTTTCGTTTATCCATAATCAATATAAATCAATTGATTGATTCACATAATCACAAAAGTACGAAATTAAAACTAATACCACAACGTAATTTTAATATATTTCAAAACGGGCAGTTACTTTTTTCTTTCGGGATTAAATCTTTGTGTTCTCGTTTAATTTTTTCGGCTATTGCATCACGGCAAAACTTACCTACATCAACATTGTAAGACTTCATTTTTACTAAAGTTTTATGTTGACTTTCTGAAATCCTTATAACCTTTGTTTTAGTAAGTAGTTTCATAATTGTAATACATTTATAGGTTAAAGCCAATAGTTATGCGTCAGCTTGGAGCAACATAATATTCTCACATCGTTTCCAGTCAGGTTCTCTTTGTTCCTCGTGTTCTTCAATAGGATTTTCATAAATAGCAATTAATCTTTCTTC